GCTGAACGTTTGTAGACACGTCGCTTACGCACGTATCGCCGCGGAGCAGCCCTGCTCCGGACGCGGTTGGTTGACCGTCGTGCGTAGCGACGGCCATAGCGCCGGCGGCGCGCGTAGGGCATGATTGGATGAGAGGATTTCAATTGCGTAATAGAACAAGTGCAAGTGCCTTCTGCCTGCTTGGCAAGATGGCCTGCGAAATCTAAACACGGTGAGCCTGGAGGGTCCTGCATGGCCGACAAAGAGGGGGTCGGCCAGGTATTTATAGGCCAGCTGTCCGCTGTCCGTTGGGGATAATATTAGTTTCTTCGAAATCCCCAACGGACCTTATGAATACTGTCTGCCAAGACCCGGGTTGTGCCATATGCCAAGAGCGTTCACGCTCAAAGACGCCAGATACGCCCTCCTCACCTACGCTCAAGTTCCCGAGAGCCAGACTGCTGGATTCCCCGGGAAACTCACCGACTTATTATGCGGACTGGGAGCTGAATTTACTGCAGCGAGAGAACGCCACACTGACGGAGGAATCCACTTCCACGTTTTTGTCAACTTTGGAAAAAAATTCTCAAGCCGCAACACTTCTATCTTCGACTGCGATGGACGGCATCCAAACATCGAACGGGTGGGTCGTAGTCCCAGAACAGCCTGGGAATACGTCATCAAGGATGGAGACATCGTCGCAGGGGACTGCAACCCACCGCCCGCCTCTAGCCGAGATCGGGAGGGGGGGATACAACCAGAAGGAGAAGGAGAACATACCTCCGATTGGGGACGAATCGTACTCGCAGAAACACGTGACGAGTTTTTCGACCTTATCCGCAGACTTCAACCAAGATCCCTTGTCGTATCTTTCATGTCTATTGCTAGGTACGCCGATTGGAGGTACAGACCTGTTGCCGAATTATATAAGCATCCGGAGAACTGGTTCTTCAACCTGGAAAGTTACCCAATACTACTAGATTGGGTAGATGAAAGCCTGCGAGGCGGTCAGGATAGGTAAGTGCGCAGCCGCCGCTTAAGGGGGGCAGGCCCCCCGCGGCTGCGAGGGGAAAGCAAAAGGAAAGTTTGCATGCTGACTAAGCATAGACCTAAGTCATTAGTTATGTACGGAGACACTCGATTCGGTAAAACAACATGGGCAAGAAGCCTAGGATCTCATTTGTATTTTTGTGGCTTGTACTCTTACAAGGAAGCATCCAGAGCCGAAGAAGCAGACTACGCTGTCTTCGACGATTTGCAGGGCGGCATCAAGTTCTTTCACGGGTTCAAAAACTGGTTGGGAGCACAACTTGAATTCCAAATAAAAGGACTATACAGAGACCCCGAAATGATAAAATGGGGTAAACCAAGTATCTGGTGTAGCAACACAGATCCTCGACAAGACTTAGAGTACGCAGATGTAAACTGGATGGAAGGAAATTGTACATTCGTTGAAATCAACTCTCCTATGTATTAACCCTTCTCGTGCCAATACAGAATAGCCTCGGGAGTGAACGAGATTGCATCATTAATGGTGGATGCCGTCATAAACCTGAAGTAATCAATGACGTAATAATCCCCCATACTACCCTTAGCGTTGGTAGACAAAACACTTTCAACCCGGCCTCCGGCACTCTCGTCGGCATTGTAAGTGAGGTTCTTCCTCATTGGATGCCAATGACCAATCTTGAACATTTGACCGACATCATTCCCACTCTTAAAAGTACGAGTCCTATCATACTTCAGAGTAACACGCATGTTATCAACCTGCGCATCCATTACGTCAAACCAGTCCAATAGCTTGACGCCACGAAACAAAATAGTTTCGAGATTGTCGTAAACAAAAGTGGACACCACATTGGTGCCTAGAATTTGGGTCGTGGCACGCATCCACCCTGGTGGGGAAGCCTGCTGATAGAGAGTTCCGACGTCGGTACTAACACGGTCCCGGAGTATCTCCTGACCCTTGAAAGTAAAACAGATACGGCGCCACATAAACGGCAGATTGGACTGCGTCTCAATGCCGATATTCTCTTTGAGGCCAACCATGAAACAAGTGTCGGCTGTACGAGAGGAGTCATCCACACCCCCTGCTGGTACACCAGGGGTATTGGTATTATCTCGAGCGGTGGCGATCCAGGCAAAAGCCTGGGTAACACCATTGGTGGGACTGATGATGGTAGGACCAAGCCCTGTAATAGGGTCAACCGGCGTGATTGGATCAGGTTTGTTGGCGTTGATCATATGATCCTTCTTCTTCGTAGACGTCAGGTTCAGAATTCGCTTCTTCGGGAAGCGAGCTGAACGTTTGTAGACACGTCGCTTACGCACGTATCGCCGCGGAGCAGCCCTGCTCCGGACGCGGTTGGTTGACCGTCGTGCGTAGCGACGGCCATAGCGCCGGCGGCGCGCGTAGGGCA